TCTTAGTAAGCTTCTGCTTCTTGGAGGAGGAACTAGTATTACCCTCCTCCACCACCTCCTGCTCCAAGTAGGAGATGGTGTCGTCGTCGTCGCTCATGGCGGCGCGCATGCGCTTGAGGCTCTCGTCGAAGGAGTCCATGGTGGGAAAATGTGATCCGACAACACACGTTGAGGATTGATCCTAGGCTCATTCCTATGCCTAGCCCCTAGTTGAAAGTCGAGTCGAGAAAAAGTCGAGCCGCCCGTAAACGTTTTTGCTGGCAAAAAACGGATTTTTCTTCGGGCTTTTTCCCGCTAGGGAGCGAAGCTCCGGGCCCGGAGGGCCGCGCCCTGGGGGCGCCGCCTGGGGCGCCACCCGGTACCCCGAGGGCACGTCTGGTACCGTGCCATTGGCAGCCATGTTAGACCGGCGATCTTGCTCCAGACCATCCGAAAAACGTTTACGGTCGACCCCAAACTGAGCTCCATGTGCTCCAGATGCACCGAGTTTGGGTCATAATTAAACACCCTGGTCATCTCATGCCCAAGAAGCGTACCTACAGGTCCAAGGGCGGCAGGCGCCGCAACGCGCGCGGCTACACGAAGCGTCGCGGCAAGGCTCCGGTCGCGAAGCTCATTCGCGCGGTCCGCAACCTCCAGGATGTCACCAAGTGTCAGTACTCGCTTACGTGGTCTCGCACGCAGGCTCCGATCTGTGATCTGGTCACGGCCAATCTGGCCAATTCATCGCATCCTTTCGTGTACATCTGCCCTATTCCGTCGGGCTCTTCGGAGAAGGCGGATTGCTGGACGGACAACGCGCAGGCGTACGCCACTGCCACTCCGTCGATGGGTCAGACATTTTCCAAGATCCCGATCTGGGCTCAGCAGCGCAGCGCGGACCTCAAGGCTGACGTCCGTCACACTGGCTCGTCCCTCACATGGCGGCTTATGGGTGCACTCAGCGACGTTCAACGCACGTTCAAGGTCGCGCTCATCAGTCCCGGCCACGCCTTCGCTGACCAGCTCATCATGAAGCGCAAGATGAAGGAAGCTGCGAGTTACCCCAGCCCTCTGCCTGGTGCCCGCCCGGGCGCGCTGTCGTTCTTGACCAATGGTTACGACTTCATGTTCAACCAGGAGTCCGATCTGGTGCCCCAGGCCACGCGCATTTTGCGCGGTTGGACCATCAACAAGCGCCTTTGGAACGTACACTACGAGACCACGGTCACTCTCGGTCAGCCGCTGACGACCGGCAGCTCGAAGACGGTTGCCGTCGAGAAGATGGTCGCTACAGGATTCATTAAGGTCCCCCAGAAGGGCCGCATGCAGCGGGTCTGGCAGACATACGAAGATGTGGCCCAAGTCGACGCTGTTCCCGGCCAGGACCCCGATCCCGAAACGCCTATCCAGGCCTCGGAGTACTTCAACCAGCAGAACGAGAAGGCCATGTTCTTGGTCGTCTTCGGCCAGACTCCGAACAAGGTGAACGGATCCTCTGTATTCCAGGACTATCGCCCTAGCCTACAGTTCTGCGTCCGCGACCGCTACACTGCCCGTGATGGTTCCATCGGACAGAAGCCTAACGCCGGCGTCAGCCATCGCACGCCGCAGCGCCCGAGCTCGAGCCGGAAGCGCGGTCGCTACTCGTAGACCACGGAAACACGTGCGCGTTCTGGTCGATCTCCCAGACGCTCCAGCGGTCCTTGGACATCTTGCTCTCGTCCGGCGGCTCGTTCGCGAGAACGATAACATGCGCCGGCATCCCACACACCATCCCACCTTCGTACTTCCCTGAGTAAAAGCACATGTCCTTGCAGTCCTCGATGCCCTGGTAGCTCACGTAGGCCATGTCCTGCGAGCGCGGCACGTTGATGATGATCGCCTCAGGCGTGTCCCCCATGTCCTTGTTGTAGGTCACGATCCCGTTCTTGACGTCGGCGGCCTTGCCCCCCAGCATGATCGCCCCCTCCTCGACGCACATCTTCTTGGCCCACGTGGTCTTGCCCTCGCCCCCGTCGCGGCCGAAGACCCAGTAGACCGTGCGCGGGCCAGGCTCGCCGCGCAGCACTCCGCGCAGGCTCTGTTGCCAGGGGTACATGTCTCCATCTGCCAGGACCACCATCCTGCGCGGCGGTTTCATGCATGCCGGCTCCCAGAAGCACATCGTCCGGTCACGGCCGTGGTCCTTGCTGCAGTACTTCACGTTGGCCTTGCGGTCGCCCTTGGCGGCCTCCCAGTGGATGCCCCAGTCCTTCGGCCACACGGCGAAGGGCCGGAAGCGGTCCTCCTTCTCCGCGTAGATCTGCATGTGCGGCGTGCCCTCGTCCTCGAACTCGAAGATCCACTTGATGCCATGCAGGCGGGCCTTGGTCTGGAACTGCTCGGGGCCCTCCTCGGGGTAGTTGTTCCAGGTCCCCGCCCACCGCTTAGCAGCGGTGATGCGCTTGTCGGCATGCTTCTTAGTAAGCTTCTGCTTCTTGGAGGAGGAACTAGTATTACCCTCCTCCACCACCTCCTGCTCCAAGTAGGAGATGGTGTC